TCGCCGAGCTCACGCAGGTCGAGGGCCAGCCGGAGGAGACAATCATCTGTAGCTACACACACAAGAAGATAAGAGACAATGTCAAGAGACGCCGACTACAATAGGCTGATACACACGGTGCGGTGGCTGCGCCTGCGCCGCGACGTGCTGACGGAGCATCCGCTGTGCCAGCGCTGCGAGGAGGAGGGCCGCGTCACCGCAGCGTCCGAGGTGCACCACGTCCGGCCCGTCGAGGAGGGCGTCGGCCTGGCGGACAAGCGCCAGCGCATGTACGACCGCGGCAACCTCCGCGCATTGTGCCATGACTGCCACGTGAGGACACACGTCGAGATGGGCCGATGCGGCAAGGAGGCAGCGCGCAAGAGGCGCGCGGAACAAAAAAAGATAGTTATCAAATTGTTATTTAACGAATGACTCGCAATGGGGGGGGTATGTGTTTTTAAAGGACCCCACATGCCGTTAAATCCCTAGCAACCCTTTCTCCACACGCGGAGTTAATTTTTGTCCCGTGGGGGGAATGTTAAAATTTTAACTTAAAATCTGAAAGCAAAAAAATATGAGTACCAAGAACGACAAGAAGAAGGGCGAATTCGTCGGCGCGCTGGCGAAATATGGCACCATATCCGCCGCGTGCGACAAGCTCGGCATCGGGTATTGGGTGTACCGCCGGTGGTACGAATCTGACGAGGAGTTCGCGCGCAGCGTCGATGAGTGCGCCGACCGGCGCATCGACCACGTGGAGAGTAAGCTCATGGAGCGCATCGACGCAGGAGACGTCACCTCCATCATCTTCTTCCTCAAGACGCAGGGGCGGAAGAGGGGCTGGTCTGAGAGGGTTGCCCAGCAGGCCCAGTTACCCGCCGCTGCGCCTGCCGCCGTGAAGGACGCTGCGCCCGTCGAGAAGAAGATGCAGGCTCGGCTGACGAGCAGGAAGACCTACCTCGTGAAGTTGCTGAAGGAGCAGGGCAAGTATACGCCCGAGCTGTCGCTGCAAGTCCATATCACCGCGCAGACGTTGCTGCGCACGGAGATACTCGCCGAGGAGATATTCAGCGCCGACCACCGGCCTGCCAACGTCGAGATCAGCCGAGAGGGCAACGAGCGAGAGAGCATCAGCCCGAAGGAGAAGCTCTACCTCAGCTTCCTCCAGCAGAGCCAGAAGGCCCTGCGCGCACTCGGGATGAACATCGACGCCAAGGAGAGAAGAACGGAGAGTGACGGGCTCGGCGAGTTCCTCGAACAATTCAAGCCGGTGGACGAATGACGGAGGAGGAGAAGATACGGGACAGGCAGTGCAAGGAGGCAGTGTCCGCCGAGCTGGCGCGGATGCTGCCCGACCTTGCCGTGCGCTATCGTCACGCGCTCGACGACACAGATCCGCGCATCACGCAGTATGTGCTGGAGGTGGCGGGCAATCCTGCGGGCCACAACCTATACGAGCAGCTCGGCGTGCGCCGGTTCTTCGCCATGCTCGACAGATATGACTGGAAGAAGGGGCGGGTGCAGACCTTCTTCCGATTCTACGAGTCCCTCCGATTCAATGGCATGAGCGGGCGCACCCGCTACAGGCTGACGCCCGTGCAGGCGTTCCAGTTCGCCAACCTCTTCGGGTTCGCAGACGCGCAGGGCCGCAGGCTCATCCGCACAGCCTATATATTCGTGCCCCGAAAGTTCAGTAAGACCACGAGCGCGGCCTCGCTGGCCGTGTACGACATGCTCTTCGGCGACAACAACGCGCAGGCCTACGTCGGCGCCAACAGCTACGAGCAGGCGAAGATATGCTTCGACGAGATCCGCGCCATCATGCGCGACATCGACCCCTCCGGCAGGCACTTCCGCGTCAACCGCGAGAAGATAACCTTCCAGGGGAGGGGTCGCGACAGTCTCATCCGCTGCCTGACTGCCAACGCCAAGACGCAGGACGGCCTGCATGCGTCGCTGGTCATCATGGACGAGTACGCGCAGGCGCGCAACACCGCAGGCAAGAACGGCGCAGACCTCAAGAACGTGCTGACGTCATCGATGGGCCCTCGCCGCGAGCCGCTGACGCTCATCATCACGACGGCGAGCGAGGTGCTCGACGGCCCCTTCGCCCACGAGCTGGATGGCGTCATGCGCGTGCTGCGCGGGGAGGCTACGAGCGACAGCGTGTTCGCCTCGCTGTTCCTGCCCGACGCCGACGACGACGAGGGAGACCCCCGCACGTGGGCGAAGGTGCAGCCGCATCTCGGCATCACCGTCCAGCCCGACTACTACGAGAGGGAGTGGGAGTCCGCGCAGCTGTCGGCGGAGAACATGCTGGTCTTCCGCACCAAGTTGCTCAACGTCTTCGCCGGCAACGAGCAGCGCAGCTGGATCAGCAGCGCACTGGCCGGCAACATGAGCCGACCGATGCGGCTGGAGAACTTCACCGGACGCCCAGACGCGATGATGGCCATCGACCTCTCGGAGAGTGACGACTTTTCCGCCGTCACGACGGGCATCTACGACACCGGCCGCAGGGAGTTCCACTTCCACACATCCTACTTCTTCCCCTCCGGCGCGCTGGCCGGACACCCGAACGAGCAGCTCTACCGCACGTGGGCGGCGAAGGGCCACCTCATCTTGACCGACGGAGACGTCATCGACTACCGCCGCATCGTCGAGTATGTGCTGGATGTCAACCGGCACGTCCAGCTGCTCGGCATCGGGTATGACCAATGGAAGAGCCAGGAACTTATCAACATGCTGTCCGCCGCAGGTGCGGCCAACGTGCTGACCGCCGTCAAGCAGACCTACGGCAATTTCACTGCGCCCGTAGAGAGCTTCGAGCACGGTGCCAAGACGGGGCGCATATTCATCAACGACAACCCGATCAACGCCTACTGCTTCGGCAATGCGGTGCTCGACTTCGACCGGCTGGAGAACTGCAAGCCAGTGAAGCGGAAGCAGTCGCAGAAGATAGATGGCGTCATCACCATGCTCATGTGCATGCGCCTCTTCATCGACTATATCAGATAATATGAAGATTTAAGTTTTTTTAACACCGAAAATGCCTGAAAAACACGAAAAAACGGGCCCAAAAACACGAATTCGCAGTATAGGTAGAACATCGTACAATGGGCATCCTCGACAACATACGCAGTCTATTCCGACGCAGCGGCACGGCGCAGCCGTCCACCGGCTATGCGCCCCGTGCAGGCTACACCCCCACCGGCGATTCGCTGTATCTCGCCTACGGTGAGGGTGGCCTGTCCGTGGCCACCGTATACCGCTGCGTGAACATCCTCGCCGACAGCGTTGCCAACCTTCCGATGCAGTATATGCGGCTGAAGGGCGGCATCTTCGTGGAGGATGTGGCGAGCAGCCTGCACTATCTTCTGAACGTCCAGCCGGACGCCAGCATGAGCGCGAATGACTTCTGGCGGCAGGCAGTCCAGTACCTTCTGCTGCGCGGCAACGCCTACATCGTGCCGATGTATCACCCCGCGACGCTGGAGCTGCACCGGCTGGCGTTGGTCAACCCTGGCTGCGTGTCGCATGACACCGTCAACGACACCTACACGGTGATGGACGTGCATGCCGGCGTGTCCGGCACCTTCGCCGAGGGCGAAATCATCCACATCAAGAACTTCAGCCACGACGGCAAGACGGGCATCTCGACGCTGTCCTTCGCCCGCACGTCGATGCAGATAGCGCGTACCGGAGACAACGAGACGTTGAGCAGATTCTCAAACGGCGGAAACGTCCGCGGACTCGTGAGCAACGACGGCAGCAGCGTGCGCGGGTTCGGCGAGTACCAGGATAAGGAACTACAGAAGACGGCCGTCAGCATCGACGAGAAGTTCCGCGCCGGCGAGCGCATCGTGTCATTGCCAGGGCAGGTGCAGTTCAGCCCCCTCTCACTGAGCAGCACGGACATGCAGTTCCTCGAGACGCGGAAGTTCAGCGTGCGTGAGATATGCCGCTTCTTCGGGGTGCACCCGTCGTTCGTCTTCGACGACACGAGCAACAATTACAAGAGTGCCGAGATGGCCAACGTGGCGTTCCTGAGCAACACGCTCAACCCGCTGCTGCGCAAGATTGAGAATGAGCTGCATCGCAAGCTCGTGTCCCCGTCGCTGTGCTGCAAGAGGAAGTTCCAGTTCGACCGCCGCGGGCTGTATGCCAGCGACCTTGAGAGTAGAATCAAGTATCAGGCGCAGACCATCGCAGCCGGCATCTATACGGTCAACGAGTGGCGAAGGGAGGAGAACAAGCCGCCCGTGGAGGGAGGCGACACGGTGCTCGTGTCGGCGAATCTGAGAGGCATCAACGAGCCGGCGGCACCGGCGAAACAAGAATCAACAGACAACACGGAAGAAGATGAAGAATAAGGACACAGTAGTCACCCGCATCCTGCACACCCCTGCTGGCCTGCGGGTGCGCGAGGCAGGAGACGGTGGCGAGAGCCGCACCATCACTGGCTATGCGATATTGTTCGACACCCCGTCGGCCGTCATGTTCGAGGACGAGGAGGAGGAGGTGCGCGAGGTCATATCCCGTGGAGCGGTCACGCAGGAGCTGCTGGACGGCAGCGACATCAAGATGACCATGTTCCACGACCGCCAGCTCATCCTCGCCCGCAGCAAGAACGGTGAGGGAACGCTGAAGTACACCCTCGACGAGAAGGGCGTGTCGTTTGAATTCGACGCGCCGCGAACGGTGGACGGCGACAAGGCGCTGGAGCTCGTTGCCCGTGGCGACATATCGGGGTGCAGCTTCATGTTCGCGACGCACTACTACGACACCGGATTCGTCGCACGAGAGGTGGAGAGGGTGGACGGCAAGACGCAGATAACCTACCGCGTCAACGCCATCATCGGAATCTACGACTTCACGCTGACGCCCGATCCCGCGTACCCCACGACGAGCTGCGAGGTGCGCGAGCTGGAGGAGGAGTTCCGCCTCCAGTCGGCGCCCGACGAGGCGAAGACAGAGCAAGAGAAGATAATGCGCGAGCAGCTGCGAGAGATGCGCCGCACCGCCGCACAAAAAATGTAAAATATTAACAGCCAAAACATTAGAGACTATGAACAAGAAGACAGTCAATGTGCGCTCCCTCGTGGACAAGTACCAGGAGAACGTCGAGCGCATCAACGAGATTGCAGACCTCTGCGAGCGCGAGGCTCGCGTGAGAACGGAGGCCGAGACCAACGAGTATGAGGCCCTGTGCCGCGACAACCAGCTCTTGCAGATGAAGATGCAGGCAGCCTCCGCCGCGCAGCTGCGCGAGAATCCCAACATCGTCGAGGAGGTCAACAACTTCATCCGCGAGAATATCAAGCGCGGACAGCAGACGCCTATCATGCTCATGCGTGACCTCGTGATGGTATCTGACGTCGCATCCGGCGGCATCGTGCCTGTGAAGGTGCAGGACATCCTTGAACCCCTCGTGGAAGGACTCATCCTCGACAAGGTAGGCTTGCCGTTCCCAATCGGTCTGTCGGGTGACTACATCTGGCCGACCTATGAGACAGTCGAGGCAACAATTGCCGGCGAGGGTGTGTCGCTGACCGACACGGAAATCAGCATGTCGAAGCTCACGGCCACGCCGCAGCGTGTCGGCATCGCGATCCCCGTCACGCGTCAGGCGATGATGCAGACGGACGGCGTCCTTGAGATGATCGTGAAGAAGCTCATCCCGCTGGCCGTGTCGAAGCTCTTGAACAAGATTATCTTCAGTACGCAGAAGGTGTCCGGCGCCACCACGCTCGTTGGCCCGTTCGTCGGACTCGCCGCTACTGCCACTGAGTTCAGCGCCGAGCCCACCTTCAAGGAGTTCAACGCCCTCAAGGCGAAGGTGCTGTCCAGCGGCGTCGATGGCGACGCACTGTGCTGGGTGATGACGAAGGCTCAGAAGGCCATTGCCGAGGCTACTCCGAAGGACGCAGGCAGCGGCATCATGGTCTGCGAGAATGACCGCATCGCCGGCCTGCCCGTGTTCACCACGAACTACATCGGTGAGGGTAATATTGGACTCGGAGACTGGCGCTACCAGCCGATGGGCCTCTTCGGCGACATCTCGTTCATCATCGACCCCTACAGCCAGGCGCGCAAGGATGCCGTTGACTTCGTGTTCAACGCCAACTACGCGACGGCGACCCTCCGCCCGGAGGCATTCGCGCTGGCCACAGTGGCAGAAGAAGGAGCGTAATAATACCAGCGACGACCTATGGCAATAGTGACTCTCGAATTGCTCAAGAAGCACGTCCGCGCGGATGAATTCTCCGACGACGACGCCTACCTGCTGCATCTGCTGGATGCGGCTGAGCGATACGTGCTCGATGCCACGGGCCGCACGACCGACGAGCTGCTGGCGGCAGGTGGGGGCACAATCCCCACCACGCTCAAGCACGCCATCCTGCTCATCGCGGGTCATTGGTACAACCAGCGCGAGGCCGTCAGCGGCGTCCAGATGTCCGAAGTGCCCTACACCTTGCAGGCGCTCATCAAGCCCTACCGGCTGTTAACACCCGATGCGCCATGAGAGCCGGAGCGATGAGATACAGGCTGGCGCTGCTTGAGCCGCAGCGGCTGACCGACCGCATGGGCGCCGAGCGCGTCGAGTACGTCGAGGTACGGACAGTCCACGCTGAGCGCGTGCGCACAACGGGAAGCCGGAGCGAGGAAGTCGGGGAGCACTTCCCGACGTACAGCGCCGAGTTCAATATCCGCGACGCGCATCCGGTGAGCGAGAACTGGAGAGTGCGGCAGCTGGGCGGCCACCTCTACACGGTGCTGGCCATCGTGCCTAACATCGACAGGGGCTATAAGACGCTATATTGCGAACGAGTGAACGAGTAATTATGTACGACCTCAACGTGACAGGCGACGACGCCAACCTCCACAGCCTCTTCGACGAGCTCCAGCCCAAGAGGCGGGTGCAGGCGATGAAGGGCGCGCTGCGCGCCGGCGCCATCAAGATGCGGAAGACCGCGCAGCGCAACCTCCGCAGCAGCGTCAGGAGCAATTCGAGGCTGGAGAAGGGCATCCGCTACGGCATCCACAGGGAGAAGCTCGCGTTCTACGTGACGATCGAGGACAAGCCCGGCAAGGGGCTGGACGCGAAGGGCGAGGCTGGCATGTACGTCAACCGATTCGGGCGCAAGAAG